AAGTTTGAACCTAAGAAGTCGTTCTTTATCGTGTGGGTGATACTCAGGAAAACAATGCGCTGGGTTTAGCGGAAGAATACGAATACGACCTGGCTTTGTCAGACCAGTTGGATCAGTGTACGGCTCATCGTATGCAATCTTTACAAAGCAGTCTCCTGTAACAGAGGCAAGTTGTCCCATTTGCCAAAGAAGGTAATGTTTGTTGTTATGGTTATCCCATACTTCATGAAGCAGGTGGGGAATAACCGCTTGGTTTTGTTCAGGGACTTTAAACTGGATACCCTTACCAAAACAAAAGTTAGTAATAAAATCAGACATAGTCTTGATGTAATTCATCGTGACATTGCTGTCACCCATCTCACGGCGGTGAGACCAGTGGTGACCTAGATACCAAGCCCATGCTGATGAATACCTATTGAGTCTTGGTCCATGAACTTCAAATTCTTCATCAGCAAGTTCAACTAGTCCCAAAGGACTAATTGCAACAGTTAAATCGCTAGATGCCGCCCTATAAGACGGTGACCAAAAATCAATAGGCATCAGTTAGACCTTTTCAGCAAAGAGGTAGTAGATCAATACTACTTCTTTTTTGCAACAGTCTTTTTTACAGGTGCTTTTACAGGCGTGGCTGCAAGTGCTTTTTGTGCCAAGTTAAGCAACAAGGCTGTGTTCTTGTCACCAATCTTTGTAGAAACCAATGAAAGTGCAATAGTTGCTACAGGCATAACCATTGCAATTGTCTCTACGGAGACATCGTACTTATTTGCTGCGTAAGTCAAAAGGCCCAAAATGGCTCCCTTTAACGCTGCATCTGCATGTGCTGTCTTTAAATTACTCATGTTTTCTCCTAGTTTAGGTATACCCGATTATACAGGCTTACGGGTTTTGGTGGTTACCTCATATTCCTGTACATATGAGTGATATGGTGGACCCGTATACGGATCAAATCTTGCTGAGATAGTAAGGGCTTTTATTGCATTTGTCTTGGCTTGTTGTACGGTTTGCTTTTTATTGTGCGTCAGAACCTGCATTGCTCCTAAAGCGTAAGAAGATCCTGAGCCAATAACGTAGACACTATTGGCATCTGATGCCCAAGAGTAGTCACCATCAACAATGTATATAACACCATTAACAACTACAAGGATTGTTGATCCGTGTTCTGCAATGTGGTCTTTGTCGTCCCTATCTGGGATGGAGTAACCCTGTGTATCAAAGCACTCTCTGAGTGCAGGTATGAACTTCGCCGTAAAGAATTGGTCCAACTTCTTGCCCTTGAGATTCGCTGGCGGGGTTGGCGGTTGGAAGACATGATGAAGAATGTTGATGGCTCGTACATCGCCAGCAGCACCGAGTAAATACTTTCCATTAATTGCTACCTTACTTGAGCCTTCCCTGAGTGTTCCTATTTGCGTTGCAAACCCTGTAATGTCCATTGCTGATATTCGTGAGTCTACGCAGATGACTGCAAAGCCATCCCCTTGTACCCCAACAATAGTTGTCATGCTTACTCCGAAGTGTATTCTTTACCTTGATATAACGCCCAACCATCATAGATGGGTATTACATCATAACTAAACCGATGTGCGCCACTGTCTTCGTAGGAGACTACACCCATTCCTTGTTGCCAGTTTTCGTGACGAATAAGGGGTCGTCCGTCTAAATCCACCCCACCCCTAGTGCTAGGGATAGCCCCGTCAATCCGAGCCAAGCAACCAGGAGAAGCAGCCATGATAGTTCTCGGACCATCAAAATCTTCTCGTGTTTTAAACGCCGTTTCAATTCTGTGAATGTGCCCATAGATAACACTTGTCTTTTCTTGATTGAGGTAAACATGTGCTGTTGAGCCTGACGACTTCACACGATCACCATGAATAATTCGGAGTTTCTCATTGACCCAATAATCCGCTGCTGGATAACCTGGACGGTATTCCACACCAAACTCATCCATGCGACAAAGGTATGGAACAGACAATACAGGCCAAGAGTCAGGGGTGTTTCCTTTTCGGAGTCCATACGCAGCAGCAGCATTCATTACGAGATACTTAGGCATACGCTCTTCATGGTTTCCTGCCAGCCAAATGATTTTTGCATCAGGAGCCATTGCTCGCATTTGTGCACAGAAGAAAGTTGCACGATCAATTGCTGCTTGAGTAGTTTGTGCATACGAAGGATACACAACATACTTACCCATTTCAGGAAGATCTAAGTTATCCCCAACACAAGCAATAACATCAGGCTTAAGTTCTTGAATCATCTTCAAACAAATCATGATTGCCTTTTCATCATGGGTTGGTTCTAGTTGCCCATCACGACCACGAAAGTAACCAATCTGAATGTCAGGAACAATTACACATGTCTTGAATGCTGAAGTTTTTTTACTTGTTGCTTTAGTAGGTGGTAGTTTGACAGCAGGACCTTGTTGTACAACAGGCCATTCAGGACCAGTCTCCCACTTAGGTGAAAGTTGTACGGTGGTAGTAGTCCTAGTTTGAACATCTCCATTCTTGTCTGGAGATAGTGCATGGCGAATAGATACCTTTTCTACGTTACCTATCTCATCAAGATTAATGTCTTTGGCAACTAACATGTCTGCAATTGCTCCAAGCATTTTGTCCTTACGTTGTTTTAACTCTTGCTCAGTAGCAAGGGTTGATAGTTTTTCTTGTAGGTTACTCATTTAGTTACTCCCAAATTGTTTGGTAAACATAGGCACTTACTGTCAGTTCCCTCTCGGAAACACGCACGTTTTTGATTAATTGTTGCCCTAGCAATTGAGAAACCCTCATCAATTAAGGCTTGGTGTATTGCTGTATTGGATGCTGGACTCTGTAATGCATCAAGCAATGCTGAAGCGGTTACTGTGTCTAACATTTTATGCACTCGTCCTAATGGGCAAGGTGCGTCAACAACTTTGGAAAGTTGTACAAGACGATTAAGTAATGTCTCTTCTTCGTTACTTTTTGACATGCTTCTTCTCCAGTTTGTGTCGTTCGTGTTTTAGAACTTCAAGCAATCTAAACAACTCGTCAGCATCTTGTTGACCTCCAAAGACCTTACTCAGGTAATAGATAATGCTATCAATATCTTGTACACGCATGCAACCACCTTCAGTTGGTCTAGGTCACAAAGCCTAGCCCACATTAAAATATATGTCAAGCAGGTTTTTGTGCCAACACATATGCTACAACAGCAGGTGTTGGAAATGGACCAGTGACAAGTCGGATATGCCAAGGCTCTTCTGGAACAACTTCCCAACTGAATCCAAAGTCTTTGATGTTGGCAATCAGCCAGTTCATGCGCTTTGGTTCTGAGGCATTAGCAATATCAATTGCCAAACCGAGGTTATGCATGGACTTGCCAGGTGTCGCCAGCATCGCCATACCCTTTTTCAGGTACCAGGTTTTTCCTTCAAACGTCTTCGTGCTTGCTCCTGCAATTGGTTCCAAAACGTAGCGCTGCTTGAAGCCTGCCAGTTGGCTCTCGTAAGTGCGATAGAGGTCGCCAGAGGAAGTGGGCTTGAGTTCAATTCCGTCTTCTTTGGCTTTTGCAACCATTGCGTTCCATGCGTCTGCGGCTCGGGTGTGGAGTTTTCCACCTGTTGCGATTTTGACAAGCATTGATTCAGGCAATTTTCCAGGTTCAACTCCTTTAAGGTTTGGCGGCAATACTACAGGAACTACGTAATCCCAAGCGACTTTACTCATTTTTTATCCTTAACTGTTGTTTCTTTTCCATCTACTTTATTAAAAACATCGTTAATTTCTGCAAGCGTAAGTTTACCATCATCTAAGAATGATCTAGACAATCCCTCAATCACAAAGGCAACACCAGCGATACCTGCCATAAAACAGGCTTTCCATAGAGGTACTCCAGCAATTGCTCCAGCACCAATTACACCTAATCCAGATGCAGCAAAGGTGGCAAGAATACGAAGGACAACATTTAAGAGCATATTCTTATTCATTTCTTGACATGCCAATCAATGTGCTCATTTAAACGATCACTTGTCTTTTCAACCACTTTAGTAACATGCTGTAGTTGGTTCATAACACCAGCATGATCTTGTTTATTTTCAACATGCATAATGTGAAATTGTCTCATCAGCCAAACAAATCCTGCTGCAAAGATTGGAATGATTGCAGCGAAAATGGTTGCCCAGCCTGAATCCATGATTTATGCGCCGAACTGTTCTGAGTTAAGTTTACGACGAACTGGCAGCATCTTTACTTCTGAGTATCCTGCATGTATACCTGTTGGGGAACCAACTGGGGCATCAGGATCAAGAGGATGCACAAACGAACTATTTGTTGCTGCCATCCCGTGATAACCACCCTTAGTCTGCTTGTGTCGCAGAAGCCCAACTTTTCCACCATGACCAAAAGATTCATCATGCATGCGGGCATCGTATGTATCAGAGTCATACGCTGGAAATGTTCCTCTAGCACCCGAAGAATCTTCCATTGTCCAAGATGATGGCTTTGCTTGCTTAGTACCTGCCCACACAACTGCTTGAGATGTTCTTCCTGCTGCCGCCCTTTGCTGAACTCTTCCAACAGGCGTTTGCTCACTGATACTTCCAGTAAGCGTGTAATTAGATGGTGCACTATCTTCAGGCTCGCCTTCGCCTGGACGAAGCATTCTATTCATTGTTTCTTTTGTGTAATTGGTGTGCGTAAGTAAAGGATGTGTTTTTGCTAAACCAATTGCTCCCATATCTGCTGATCCTGGTTGATCAAAGTCAGCAACCCAAGGACCAGCAAGAGTTGTGCGGTGCCACGGAACATCTGACCACATGTTTGATCTAATTGCAGGAATTAATCCTAGTTCTCTAGAAGCCCGTGCACCAGAACGAGTTTGTTGCACAGCCAAAGCCCCAGCAAACTGTGGATTTTCAGCCCAGTACGCAGACCTCGTTTGCTTTGCTAATTCCGCAGCACTGTTTGGGCGAGCCATGTGTCCACCAGTTGCATTACATAGTTTTGTACACTCTGGTGTTCGGCAACCAGCACAAGCGTCAAACGAACCGCTGCTGGTTGCTTGTGCCAAAGACATACCCATTTGATGAGTATGCGATACCAGTAACTCAGAGTGTGATGCGTTCTTAGCAATTTTTCTATTTGCGCTTGTTTTCCTAGGATCCATATCAGAGATCATGGTAAGACCTGCGCCAGACCCCCTAGACTTTTTAAAGTCATTCCAATCTTTTTCAACCTTAAGAGGGTTTTCCATTGCCGATCTGTATTCTGACTCGCTGACGGAGTTAACAATGTCAGTTAATGAAGGAAGTTTCTTTGCCACAAATTACCCCTGATAGTCGTACTGGTCTTTGCGACCTTTGTTAACATGGATTGAACGCCTACGCATATCTACTGCCTTGAGGAGTCGCCCTTCCTCTTCAGGTTGCACAGTGTCTTTTGCCTTGCGGTCAAGTGCAGGTTCTTGACTTGAAAAAGCAGCATCAACAGGGTCACCTTCTTGAGCAGTTGGTGTGTAGGCAAATTGAGATTCTTGTAATGTCTCCATACCGACAAGGTTTTTAGGAACGGCATACCCTGTTGGCTGGAATGTATTTACAGCACCACTACTCTTTAAGTAACTACTGAGGATAAATGGGTGTCGCCGTTCACGGATTGTTGGTGGGGGTGCGGCACGAAAAGATGCTTGGAATTCACCCAGACGACTTGGGAACATATATTGTCCCTGTGCTGACAGTCCATAATTTTGGGCAATGCCTACTGCTAGATCATCGGTTGATGTTAGGGCAGACGAAGTAGAAGTATCACTACCTACATCGCTATCTGATCCGTAATCAACAGAGGCATCACCACTGTCGGACATGATTAGTCGTTAACAACCGTCACGTTAGGGCGGTTCATATGACCACCCGAGTTGTAGGAGTATTCCCACTTAGGCATGTCATCGCCAGCCATTGCACCTTCAACAAACTCTGAAAGTACGGATGGGGCTTCAACCCATGATGCCGAGCCAACATGTGCTCGCTCACGCATGGTGTCTGCTGCATGCTTGTAAAACATTTCAGGGTTGTTATGGTTCATTCGCATTGGCGAAGGAGCGGTGTCCTCGTATGCGCCTTGACCAAAGTCGTTTGGAACGTCAGTGTCAGTTGCTACACCTTCTTCAAAACGCAAAGGTCCTTTATTGCCTGGAATGCTTGGAGCCATCGTGCGCTCAAACATTGATCCGTCCCGCTCTGGGAACATAGGTGATGGTGCTACTGTCATGAGTTACTCCTCATAGATAAGGGTTTCCTTAAAGAATATCACTAATTGAAGAACGGATTCTCACCAACTTGAATAGTAGGCATAGTATCATGAACTGTCATAGCGCAGGCAAGGGCCAAGGAATCTGGGTAGTCATCAAAAGCGCCCTTTTCATTAGGGGCTTCTGCCAACATATAAGGACCCCGATACACCTTTTCAAGATCGTTCATTTGTTGATTAAATCTTTTCCAATTTCTTGTCCTACGGGCCTTGGAGTGACCAGGGATGACTAATTGTTCTCGCTGAATAAGTTCAGTTAAATGAATCCATCTTTCGTTCTGAGCCTTAGAGTCAGAACTCATTGCTATAACTTCCCTGTCGGGCATAAGTATCTTTAGGCGCTCTGCGACTGCTCCACCCACTCCCTGAGAATCCACCCCAATTCTAAAGACATCATAGTTTCTCAGAAAGTCAATAATTTGGAAGTATTGCTGTTCCCATTCTTCGTTGTTTATTTCTAGCCAATTAAGAATACGGTGTTCGTAAAAGCCAAAAGGATCGGCATGATCCCAATCCACCCAAACTACCGTGACAACAGTAGAGTCATTAGATCGGGCAACGTCAATACCAACTACTACAGGTGTTCTCCACCACTGCTTGACCATAGGCATGGATGAGTCATATAACCGCTCCATTCGTTCTTCAGTAACGAACATACCCTTTTCAAGCATCCAACGATTGCAGTAGGACATCTGGAACTCATCAGAGTCCTCACCAATACGAAGTTTTTCTTTAGATATAAACTTTCCGTAGTTAGAGTTATATTTGGAAGCAACACGATGGTCGTACTCAAAGTGGCATTCTCGGATGCCCTTCTTACTTTGAGTTGTCCTTCTCTTGTTGTACTGAATCATCTTGTAGAAATAAGACTTAGTTCTGGAAGCAGTTCCAGTAAGCATGATGCTTCCGTTGTTAAACGCCAACATAGGTTTGATTGACTTGGTAATCATAAACTCATCGGCTTCTTGAGCCTCGTCAATAAGTACGAAGTGATAGGTCTTAGATTCAATCTTTGCCTTTGGGTTACAAGTTTGCATTCGGCAAAGTGAGCCAGAGCGCTTCATCGTAATGATCTTTCCCTTACCACGAGTACCACCAGATGCTGCTTTGTCATCAATCTCTGGATCAAGTAAGAAACTCATTGCGTGGTCACTGGTTAGGCGATTAACAATACGCCCAAAGACCGTATCTGCCTGATCTTCGGTAGGCGCAAATACTCCAACCCAAAATCCCTTATCAAACTTAGACAACCATGTTGGGTAGACCTTGGCAAGTTTAGGAAGGATAACCATTTGCGCTGCAAGCACGTTAGACAGCACTTCTGATTTACCACTTTGACGAGTTGCGATAAGCGTAATTTCCTCACCGTCACCAAGAACTATAGATTCAATGATTCGGTAGGCAATAGGTATTTGATACGGAAAGAACTCAACATCACAAAATTGTTCAGTAAATAACACTAACTTGGTAACTAACTGGTCTACAAATTCAGCAGAGGTTTCATCAAGTTCTTCGCCTATATCCTCGGGTAGTAACTCAGATTCTTCTTCAGTTAGTGTTTCAGCCATACTTAATAGGCTACACCATCTCCAAAATCAAACTGTAGTTGATCTGGATTGGGCAACTTTGGCTGATATATAGCCTTCATTTCCGCTAGTTCGTCAGCAAGGTTTTCCACCTGTAGGATAAAATCGTACATGTCCTCAGTGTTTGCTACTAGTTGATAATCTATTCTTTTTATTAGTCCGTTATGTGGAAACGCATTAATCCTATTGGCTATGTTTCTAGCGAGGACAATTGTCTTATCCATCTTTAGTTCTTCAGGCATTCTCATTTTGTAATCCTGCTTTCCAGTTCGGTCCAAATTATCTGTAATGCCTCCACACAATCACGTACTTCACTGGATGGAGAACTCTTATATCGCCAACCATCAAAGGTTGATCCAAGAGACATGATGGTGGTATCCATCCATGTGTAGAGCGATGGTGTATCTAGGCGAGATGCTCGCTGTTGCGCTTTACTTAGGGGCAGATCTTTAAGACTTTTTGGATTCTTTTTAAAAAAACCTATCTCCATATTGATATCTCCGCTGTAGTTGTGTCTAGTATTCGCCCCTCAACTGCCATGAGGATACCATCCATTTCGTTACCCACCTCATGCTTTGTACAAAAACCAAATTGAAATATGAATTTGCCAAACTTGATTTGTGGACCTCTTCCTGTTCTCCAATATCCACCAAGTTCTTTAGTCCAACCGATACACATGCGTGGTGTATGGGTTGTAGCCGTATCCCTAACTATCCAGTAGATACGACCAAATCCGTGAACAATGTTTAAACGCATGCTTGCAGTCTAGTCAGACTTTAAGAACCCCAGTCAAACGGAAGTTGCATATTATCTTTATCTTGTTTTTCAATTTTGGGAAATGTGGGGTCTGTTGCCTGCTGTTGGCTAAATGCTCCGTGCTGAAACTTTGCACCAAGCGGAGTTGCTGCTGGTTGTGAGAAGTGTTTAGCGTCCCCTTTAACGTACCCCCCACTCATTCCTCCAGTATTGAAAGTCTTACCTTTGGAGAGTGCTTCATAAAAACCTATGGCTTGGTACACAGGGACATTATTAAATACATACTGTGTTGGGTTTTTCCTGCCCGCTTTTCCACGAAAGTCCATATAGATGTCACCAGTAAGCGTGTCTGGATTAAAGAAGTACTGGACAAATGTAAAGCGGGTACTATCTTGTCCGTTAGTGTTTTCGCCCAACATTGAGTCGGTAGCGTTATCTGTTCCCCCAGATGTAGCAGTCCAAGGATCAAAGTTTTCTTCTTTATTAAAGAGTGCTTCTTTTGTTTTATCGTCAGCATAGACAAAAGCCTGTAATGAGTCTTGAATGCGAGTTCTTCCTGCGCTACCTAGTCCTCGTGCTTTTGCCATGCCCTAATTATAGATTACTTCCCTAAGAAGTAGTTTATTACCTTTGTGCCCGTACAGCCCTTGCAATTCCTTCTTCAAGGGATATCTTTGGGGTGTAGAAAGAAAGCATTTTTGTAGGGTCGCAAACGCGATATTGGACACCTTCTGGTGCTCCAATTATTCTTTCAAACTCAGGAGAGTAACCGCATTCAGTTGTTACTAAAGTTGCCAAGTCATTAAATGAGGTAACTCGCCCAAGCCCTAAATTTACTGGACCTTGTATGTCTTGTTGTACGGCTTCTAGTGTTGCCGCAACAACGTCTTCCATGTGTATAAAATCTCTTACTTGATTTCCTGAACCCCAAATTTTAAATGGATTTGCTTTTTCAACACCACGTTTAATAAATGACGGGAAAGGGTAGTCAAGCGACTGGTCCTGCCCATACCCAGAAAACGGACGGAATACATGGACTCTCAGCCCTTCATTTTCTGCATAACTTGCAAGCATCTCTCCAGTTAGTTTTGCCCAACCGTATGTGTAGTCAGGAGATTGAATGTTGTTTAAATCAATATCCGACTCAGTTAGGTGGTGCGTAGAGCCATAATCTTGTAATTTTATTGGATAAGCAGCCGAAGAAGAATAATAAATAATCTTTCCTGGTTTTGTTCTTAACGCCCACTGAAACAATTCAGAATCAATTGCGAGGTCTACTGCGACAGACAATGGCTCACCCTCTATGGTTGCTCGTCCTCCAACAATTGCCGCTAAGTGAACAACAAGGTCAAAGTGTGTTTCATCTGTTGCAAAAAACTTACGAGCATCTATTCCGTTTTTTATGTCTACACCTGTGATGTCATGACCATCAAGCGCTTTGTGGAAATATCCCCCAACAAACCCTGCATTGCCAGTAATAAGAATTTTCATTTACATCCCCACATTCCATATATGTATGGTTCGTCAAATACTGTCGTGTCCAGCATAACAAAAACATCTGGAGTCCAACCAGCATTCTTCAGAAGCATCTCAACATCTTGCTTACCCCAAGCCCAGTAGTGCTCATCGTTCGTGTCATACCAAGCATCAATTGGGGTTGAAAGGATTAGTGTTTGTGATTTACTTCTTATTAGTTTTAGGACTGAACTTGGGTCTTCAACATGCTCAATGCTTTCTGAACAAATATACAAGTCTACGTTTTCAATATTTTTTAAATTAACTTCAAGCGGACCAGAGTATTCATATCCTTCTGCATAATCGCCAAGTATGGTCTTCTCAACATCCAATGCTTTGGCAATTGCACCATTACCACAACTCAGGTCAGCAACTGATTTTGCTTCTGCTTGATAGGCCATATCCTTAGCAAGTTGTATTGTCATGTTTACACGAATGCCATGCCCTCGCCCATAGATTACATGGTCGTGTGGTGTAGCGTATATTTCTGCTAATTCTTCAGCAGTGTAAAACTCCCGTAACTTCTTTATCACCTATGGACCGTCATGTCATGACCACGGGTTTCAATTGCGCCGACTGCTACAGGGTAATGTACTGCTTCACAATCTTCCCGTACATACGTTGGAATGTGTAGGTAGTTAAGAGCATCGTGGTGGAAACACGGGTCATCTGACATGTTTGCATCAAAATCCCATCGCCAGCGAATACCAGAAAACACAGACCTTGCTATAAAGATTGCAGCGGCGGAAGCCATTGCATTCATTACTGGGTATGGGTATGCCTCAACATACGGACCACGTAAGCCGTATGTTGAAATGTACGGAGCGCACAATGGGTGATCCATTTCAAGCATCCTTGGAAGAATGTCATCAGGTGGCATACAATCGGCAGCCATAAACAAAAGGTGTGTGCACCTTGGGTCTGACATTGCAAAATCGTTGACGAGACTCTGTCCCGCAGTGATATGTCGTACACGATTTTTGGTGGTAACTTCAGTCCTCTTGTCATCTAGTGAGTACGTCCAGTATGTTCCACCAATGGCTTCAAGGCGTTCAACAAACGGTTTAAAAGGTTCTAAACCACGAGCGTCTACTTGGATCGCTGCAAAGTATGTAACATCAGTCCAATTTCCAAACTGTTGGTATTTTTCTTTTACCTGTTCTGCATTTTTCATCCAAGAACCCCAATGGTCCTCATTGTCCATTACAAATGCTGCAAGTGTTGTTCCTACGACTATCATAACTCCAGTATCCTTTCCATAACATTGTTCCAATCTGATCCACGAACTTTTATAGAAAACGTATCTCTTACAATTTCATAGTTCAACATTGCTTCATCTTTCCTCATCTGTGGACTAATGAGTTCTCCAATATGGTATTCCCATTCTTCCGCAGTTCTTGCAATCCTACCCACACCCTTACTTGCGAGGTACTCATACTCTGGTGAGGGTGACGATATAAAAGGAACACCCGATCCTGCGTACTCTAAACCTTTAATAAAGGATTTTGCATTATTAAACGGGATAGAACTTAAGGGAACTATACCGATATCAATTGGTACAAATATTTTGGGGTAATCAAGGATTGGAACTAACGGCATGATTGTACATATGTCTTTTGCAACTCCTAGTTGCTCATATGCAAATGGGGCATTAGGGGTATGTCCTGAATGATGAAATTTAAGATTATGTTTCTTAAATATGTTTTTCATAAATGGGCGCAGTTCCTCTAGATCACCAGATCTCCAAGGAGTTGCTCCAACCCACCCGACTACTGGTTTATGTTTGGAATTATCTGTTCGCTTTTTCCAGCGTTCCATATCTAACCCATTACGAACTAGGAATACATTTTTACGTTTTGCTGCATAATAATCGTGTAGGAATGGGGTAGAAGTGATGACAGCGTCTGCTTCCATAATCATCTGGAAGTAATGATCTCGGTTATTCTCTTCATTTCTTCTAGGGTCAGTAGCATCAAAAGCACGATTACTGGGGTCAAGCCCTTCAAAAAAGTCATCAATATCAACAACTATTTTCTGCCCTTTAGCCTGTGCTTCTCGTACATGCTGAGTAATGCTCTTACGCATTACCAATTTAAATACAAGAATATCCCAACCATGTATGGATTGATCTTCATTTAATAATTGCCCGTACCCGTACTCGTCGCTCCAGCAGGGGAATCCCATCCCCACCTTCCAGCCAAACTTCTCTAATTCACGCATGGGCAATAAGCATCGGTACCATGCACAGCCATTTGGTTGTAAAGGTTTTGTTCCAGTTGCCCAGTCGTATGTTAAGAAACTAATCGTTTTTGTAGCCATTTTAACTTTCTACTCGTTGTCGTCATCCTTACCAATCAACCCACCGAAGTGTAGCGCAAGACCAACGATGGTAATCCACACACCCATAGTTCTTGTTTCACCAGACAAGGTAATCAAGACTAAGCCAGTACCAGCCAAAGTCCAAGTCAACGCATGAAATTCATTCCATAGTTTTTTCACAAACGCTCCTTAAAGCCTTAGTTAGTATTTATGCTGCTGGGATACCAAAAGGTAGTTTTCGCTTGTCTGAGAGGCTCCTAGAGGCCTCTGAGAGGACTATCGGATACTCCTACGTGATACGACTGGTGCGGGCAATATAAATGATACCGTAGTTACGGCGATGATAACTCTGCGTCCACTGACAGGTATCACCGATCCAATAGCGGTATAGGTGTCAAAAACACCCTCGTAGATATTTAATTCCTTTTCAAAAGATTTCTTAACGGCTTTAGGGGCATCCTGCACAGCATTAACAATGGCAAGACCATCCTCTGGGGTTACAGCCGAAGCCACGATTGCATCAAAGACCTCAGTTGCTTGCTCTCCTGAAACGCTTTCCAGAACTTTAGCGCTCATTGCCAGTTCGGTGGCTTGCCCTTCACTGACTCCACCTTCTTGGGAAATGACCAAATCCACTACTTGAGCAACCTGATCGGTTGTAATGGTGGCGTTTTCAAGAACATTTACCACTTCAGCAAACTTGTTGTCGGAAAGTTCTGGTGTCAATATTGCTTCAAAAGTTTGTGTCAAAACCTCATCAGACACCTTTTCGTCAAAGATGGCGTTAATAACCGTGCCGAACTCTTTGTCATCAAGAGGACTTTCAAGAATCTGGGTGGCAAGGGCAACTGTTTCTGCGTCAGACAAGTCACTGTCAAAAGCAGCCGTAAAGACCGCTTCTAGTTCTGCTGCTGAAAGGTCAGAGTCCAAAAGGTTACCTACGATTGCGCTCATTTCTTCTACGCTTGCTTCTGCACTAAAGACGGTATCCATTACA